ATAATTGTCTTGCAGGTTTACCTATAGCAGAAAGTCTTAGCTTACCTTTTTCTCTAGGTGTTTCATTAAGTAAACCTTTTATTGTTTGTTTAATACTCTTTGTAAAAGAATCTAAATGAGCATCAACTTCTTCTTCATTTAAATTTGTTTCCACAAGAGGATCAAATAAATCATACATATCTTTTACTAAAGTATCAATAGTTTTCATAATAAATAATGGAGAGATACTTATTCAGTAGTACCTCTCCATCCTTTCGTAGTTGGTTATGCTTTTGCAAAATCTAAGTCAGCATCCTGCGTACTTTTGTAGCCATCTTCAATAACATCAAAGTCACTTGTGACATCACTATCAGATGATTCAGGTGCAGGTACGAACTTAATAACCTGTACTGCTTTTAGATCACCAAAAGTTCCATAAGGTTTATGCTCATATGTAGTATACTTTACATTAACCAATGAACCATTACCAACTTTTTCTTCTGTAAATGGAAGTCTATCTGCATCTACAACTTTAGGTTTAGGTTTATCTTCACCTGTCTTTGCCCATTTAGTTTTTGCTTTAATGGTTACAAAGTTTCCATTGTCATCACCTTTATTCTTAATAGATAGACCATCTGCTTTAGCTATAGATACATTTTTGTCATCAAGATTACAGACATCAATGCTCCACTCACCTTCTTCTTTAAATTTGTAATTAGGTTTAATTATATGTGCCCAATTAGCTATTCCTTGAATTACACTCATAGGTGTTTTCCTTTCCTTATTATTAATAAAAGAATTATTACATACCTTAACATTATTGTCAAGAGTTTTTTTCATAATAAAACTTTTATTTAGTTTTAAAATTAAACTCATCTCTATTCTTGAGATAAGGTCTTGTTTTCCTTGATGTTTTCTACCCCATGTTTTGTATGCAGAATCTTTGTAGCTTTCTACTCTGGTATTTTTATCTACAACTTTGTCAGTTAATTCTACCAACTCTTTTGCATCACACCATACATAGTCATGCTCTCTTTCAAATACAAAGTAATCACAGTCACCATACAGCCAACCTTTATTACCTATTGTATTTAAAAATTCAACAACAATCCATGCGTCATCCAGAACTCTTTGTTTGTTTCCAGTTCTTCTAGCTTTTACATCTACACTAACTGTTAATCCTTTATATGTTAAGTATAAATCTATATGTTTATTTATATTTTCTTGTTCATCAGCTATAGCAACTGTGTAACCATGTGACTTAGCTGTCTGTATAAATTCATTCTCTACTTTTATACCTCGTTTAATATAATCAGCATGGTCTTTTCTTCCTTTAAACTCTTTAACTATTGTCATTATATTTCTCCAAATATTTAACTGCTCTTTTTAAAAATTCTAAGTTATCATTAAACCAACCTAAAGCTGAATTACATTTATTACATAACCAACCTCTAGCTTTTCCTGTATCATGGTCATGATCAAGACACCATTGATTATTCCTTTGTGTATTTTCTTCAGCAGTTATTAAACAAATAGGACACTTGTAATCTTTAGGTGGTGGTGGAGTAACTAATCTTAATTCTCTTGTCTGTCTATTTCTTTCATTAGCACAAGACCTACAAACTCTTTCAGTAGAGGGTAGCCCTGTTGTTTTTTGATTATGACCATAGCTTTGAAAAGAATCTAATGGTTTAGTTTTATTACATTTAACACAAGTCTTTAAAGGTTTACTTGTATCAATAGATTCAAAATCTTTGAACAATTCATTCTGAACTAATGTGTCTGTGCCCATGTTCTACCTACCTTCCATTCATTATCAAGAGGACATTTCATTCTTAATTCTTTCTCAGTATCTTTCATTGCATCTTTAGTTACCTGTCCAAACCTTTGAACATCTTTATTCAAAACTTCAAACTGGTATTCATCATGTATAGAAGCAACAAGTTTAGCATCTATACCTAATACTTTTATTCTTGTCATCATATGTATAAGCCATACCTTACATACAACAGCACCTGCTCCTTGTATCAAAGTATTTAATGCACTATGTGGACTACGTATATGTAGTAGTCTACCATCAATACCTTTAATCTTTCCCTTACCTGCAGCTTTTGTTACAGAATCACGTACTCTTTTTAAAGCTGGCATACTATTAAGAAACTTATCTATTAACATCTGTCCTTCTTTAGCACCTGCTCCTACTATCTGACCTATCTTAGATGCACCTGCACCATACATAAATGCATAGATAAATGTCTTTGCCTGGTCTCTATCAGTTAGACCTGCCATTTGCATATTGTGTGTATGTATATCTCCAGTCAATAGTATATCTGTAAATGTCGTATCATTCATTAGATGTGCTAAACATCTTAACTCTAATCCACTTGCATCAGTTCCTACTATAGAATGTGTATGTATATTAGATACTGTCCAACAATCTCTACACTCTTTACCATAAGGTGAACGTACTGCAGGTATCTGTGCCATGTTAGGGGAGTTGTGTGACATACGACCAGTAATAGTTTTAAGTGTCATTACACTACCATGTACTCTACCATCTTTATCATCACATGCTTCTATCCATGACTTGATCTGTGCTATACGTTTCTGTAATAGAAAGAACCTTGAAAACTTTCTAGCTTCAGGCATATCTATTGTATCTAATACAGCTTCATTAATAATGATATTACCTTTGTCTGTATGTTTCTTTGGTTTCCAACCTAACTTCATTAGTCTGTCTGCAATCTGTTGTCTTGAACCTATGTTAAATGGTATGTATTTTGTTTTTGTTTTTAACTCTACAACTGTAGGATCAAAATTATTTACTGACCAATCTTCTAATGATGTAGCTTCATCTTTTAATTTATTAAATAAACCCATAGCTTTTGGTAAGTCCAAAGCAAAACCATTACGTTTCTGTTGGTCTATAATAACTCTTACTTTATGTTCAACTTCAATAGAGTAACTAGAAAAACCTTTACTTTCTTCTTGTAATAAATTAAATAATTTATGTGTTATATTAACATCTTGTTTACAATACTCTAACATATCTGGTGTATATACTTCAAATGTTTCTACATCTCCTTTAGGAAATCCTAATCTTTCTCCCCATGCTTTTAAGCTATGTCCTTCACGTATGGGATTAAATAACTGTGATAGTATCAATGTATCTATAACTTGATTAACTTTTATTTTAGTGCCTAGCAATCTATTAAGCACAGGAGCATCAAAGGTTAAACCATTGTGCATAATAAATTGCTTAACACCAAGTGACCAATCTCTAAACCCATGAAGCAAGTCTGGAGGAAAAGGATATACCCTCCCTGAGTCTATATCTTTAGCCACAATACAATGTATCTTGGTAGCATCTAAGCTATTTGTTTCTATATCAACTACTGCTCTCATTCTCTTTCCAATCATACCAATACTCATTGTATAATATCATGGGAGTTCTCTCACCTACCCACACATTTAAGATATTAAACTGAGCAAAATCATCTGCTTCTTCCCATGTCATACCATCTCGTTCTCTTAGTATTTTACATATTACACTATATGAATAAACATGTAAAGGTTTTTTTCCATATTGTTCTCCTATACCTATAATAGCATCATCAAAACCATCTATAGTCATAGCTTCAGCATCTAGTCCACACCAGTTACACTCTTCACCATCACCTACTTCCATTTCAGTTTTCTCTACGTTACAATAATGTGTCCACATTAGAATGGTATCTCCTCTTCGTTATTATTATCTTCTACTTCATAAGGATTGTCAATCTCTTTCATACGACCAGTCTCTTTATCATAATAAAGATGTGTAGCTATACCAGTATCACCAGTATATCTATTCTTTAGAATACGTATGGTTGTAGTGTTAGATGCTACATCATCTTCTGCTTGTTGATTTCTTTCTAAAGCAATCACTCCATCAGATAGATGTGCAATAGATGCACTCCCTCTCAAGTGAGATAGAGTAACTTCTCTACCATTCTCATGTCCTGAATCACCTGCAGGTCTACGTAGGTGTGATACTAATAGTAAACCAACACCAGTTTGTTCTACTAATGAACGTAACTTAGTCATCAATACATCAATAGACTTTCTCTCATCTCCTTCTTCCTGACCTGATACAAGTATAGATAAGTGATCAAGAAATATCCATTTACAATCCAATGCTTGTGCCATGAATCTAACTCTTGAAAGT